GTAATAGCAACCTATTCCATTGATTTAGCTATTCAGGAGGGTGTTATAGTTGATTATGAGATAAATGTTATAAGAGTTCCTCTTGATGATATTGTTGAAGTGCAATATAAAACAAAGAAAAGAACAGAAAAGAAACAGTTTGACAGTTATGCATGGGTGATTGACCAATTAGAGAGACAAAACAGAAATACAATGTTTCTTAGGTTAAGCAGGATGAGAATTATTCAGAATAGTCTTTCTAAATTAAATGCTACAAAAGCATTGTTAAAGAAACACAAAGATGAACGTATTCTTGTATTCTGTGGACTAACTAAAATAGCAGATGAATTGGGTATTCCTTCCTATCATAGCAAATCAAGTGAGAAACAGATATTTAATGATTTTGCTGAGGGTGTAGGTAATCATCTGGCTGTTGTAAAGATAGGTAATACAGGAGTAACATATAAACCTCTAAATAAAGTGATTATTAACTATTTTGATAGTAATGGAGAAAACCTAGCACAAAAGATAAATAGATGTATGGCCATGGAATATAACACTCCAGATAAAAAAGCACATATTTACATCATCAGTTCAACTGAAGAAGTGGAGGCTAAATGGCTAAAAAAAGCTCTTGAATTTTTTGATAAAAACAAAATTAAATATATATGAAATTAGAATTAATAGAAGAAATCAATCCAACAAATGGTATAATGTATGCAGTGAAAGCAGAAAATTCAATTGCTAAATGGTTTACAAATAAAGCAGCTGCAGAAGGGTTTTATAATGATATTATAGCCAATCCAACTATGTTAGAAAGTAAAACAAATATTTTGAAATCTGAAGAAATTAATGTACCTTTGGACAATAAATAAATAAATTATTATGAAAGAAAAAACAAAAGAAACAGAAGAATTTACATTACCAGATGAGATTAGTAAAGTAAACATTTCTTCTCCTAGAGATCTTGCTGTAATATCTATACCTAAGGCAGGTAAAGGTACTATATTTGGAAAATTTACAGAAAAATATAATGCTATTGTTTTAGATCTTGAAAAAGGAGGATATGAATATATCGCTGCTAGAAAATTAAGTACATATGTTGAACAAGATACAACTAGATGGGAATCTTTTCAGAATTATATCAAATATCGTAATTTACTATTAGAAAACAAAGGAAAATATGAATATTTAATAATTGATGGATTATCAGATCTTGATGATATGTCAGAAATAGGTGGCACTTTAAGTTATATGAACACTATTATTGGTAAAAAATTTAATAGAGAAGGAAATATAGAAACAGGTAAAGCATACACTCCAGATCATAGTGAGTTTAAATCTGTACTATCTCTTCCTGAGGGAGCTGGTTATCAACACACTAGAAATTGGTTTATGCAACAATTTGAAATATTTAGACAAATTTCTCCATATAGATTATATGCTGCACATGTTGTAGATAAATATATTAAAGATAATGGAAAAGAACAAGTTGTTGGTTCTGAAATAGCTCTCACTGGAAAGTTAAAATTAATATTTGCATCAAGAGTGACTGCTTTAGCAAAACTAGTGGTGGATGATACTGATAGATATTTAAATTTTAATGTTCAAAACGATAGTATCATATCTGGTAGTAGATCTCCTCAATTAAAAGGGAAAATATTAATTTCTAAACAAAATAAAAACGGAGAAATAGAAACATTTTGGGAAAATATATACAAATAAAATATATTTAATAATTTAACAAACAATAAAAACTAAAAACTAAAAAACATGAGTAGCATTTCAGGAAAAAAGAAAGAATTATCATCATCATCATTTACAAAAAAAGTAGGATTATTTGAAGCAAAGGTGTTAGCAATTAATCCCACTGCTGAAGAATTTAAAGATTTATTAAACATTGAGACATCAGAAGATTTAGAATATGTATCAAAAACAAACAGTGGAGAATATGATTTAGTTAGATTTGATGTATGGTTGGAAGAAATTAAATCTAAACAAAAATTTAAATGTGTTTTCTTTATAAAAGATAAAGTTAGAACTAGTAAAGATGAACTTAAAACACAATATATTAATAGTATTGGTAAGTGTTTTTGGGGAACAAGTGTTAGTGAATTACCAGAATGGTTTACAGAAAGAGATGTACGTGAAGCATTTGATGGAGAAGAAGAATTTTATAAGTTCTTAACTGTTTGGTTAGGTGAATTAGATCTTCGTGATGAGGATGCAAAACTTATGTTATCTTGGAAAGCATTAATTTCTGGTAAGTTTAATGAAATCACTGATCAACTAAAAGGTGATTTTTGTACAAATGTAGGTGCTATGGCATGTATTAAAACAGTTATTAAAGATGATGAAATGAAAGAATATCAAGAAATTTATAATAAAGGTTTTATTCCTACATATATTCTTAAAAACTTTAATACTACAGATTATAATGATGTTTCTTTAATAAACTCTATTAAAAATAAAAAAGGAAAGAAAACTCCTGTTGAAAAATATATAAGTGAGATTCATGGAGAGTACGGATGTAAATATTATTTTGAATTATCAAAAATACATGATTATAATCCAGATGATAATTTAGTTGCATCAGATAAAGTGATTTCTTCTGATAGTCCTAATTATTAATTAATTCAATTAACTAAAGTCCTTCATTAGAAATAGTGAAGGGCTTTTTATTTATATATTATGATTGTAGGTACAAAGAAAGAACATCTCACTCCTGAAACTATTCTTAAAAAAATCAGTGAATATGATATATTCAGATGGTATATGCCTACTAAATCTTGGAAAATTAATCAAGTTACTTTTTCTCCTTTTAGAAATGAGAAAAACCCTTCGTTCTTAATAGGAAATAAATTGGGTAATCTATCTTTTATAGATTTTACAGACACTTCTAAAAAAGGTGATTGTTTTACATTTGTTAAATTATTATTTAATTTACCTAACATACACGAAACACTTGTTTTAATAAATAAAGATTTTAGCTTAGGGATACTATCAGGAAAATCTAATGGTGAATATAAAAAAATTATAGAACAATATAAACAACCAGAAAGTGAAGGAAAAAGATATTCTTTAATTCAAGTGGTAACAAAAAATTTTACACAAGAAGAACTTAATTACTGGAATAGTTATTATCAAGATGTTTCAGATCTTAGAAGAGAAAATGTTTATTCAATAAGTAAGGTGTATTTGAATAAACAAAGATTTGCTATGAATGATAATGATCTTAAGTTTGGTTATTTTTATGATGGCTTTTGGAAAATATATCGTCCTTTTCAAGCAAAAAAGAATAAATGGGTGCCTAATAATGTTCCCATAACAACAATGGATGGTAAAACAGACATAATAAATTGTGATACAGCCTTCATCTCTAAATCTAAAAAGGATTATATGGTGATAAAGAAAGTCTTTCCTTGTGTATGTGCTGTACAAAATGAAGGAGTTGGATGTTTTTCTAAAGAAAATGTAGAATATCTTAAAGCAAATTCTGATAAACAAGTTTTAGGGTTTGATAGCGATGAACCAGGAGTGGTTAATAGTCAACAAATAACTAAAATGTTTGATTTTGGATATATTAATGTTCCTCGCACTTATTTATTAGAAGGAATCAATGATTTTGCTGATCTTGGAAAAATATATGGACTAAAAACAATAGAAAATTATTTTAAACAAAAAAAACTAATATAATGGAAAAGAAATTATTTCAAATTGATGGTTATAGAATTTGGGCTTATACATATGATGAAGCCTATCAAAATTATTTACAAATATTAAAATTCTAAATTATGAATCTAGACAGACATGTATGGGAAGGATGGACAGTTCAAAATTTTATTGATGATTTAGAACCAACATTTAATATGATTATGAATAATAACTCTTGGCAAAAACCATTTAATTCTAAGGATGAATTAAAGAAGTGGTGTATGGACCAACAACCATATTACAAGAAACACATTCCTGAAGTGGTTAAGTATTTCAGTGAAAAACAAAAGAAATTAGCATGACAATAGAAAACCTTATATCAGCAATTCAGCTTGATACTGAATATTTAGAATCCACAGAAGGTGATGAGTATGCGTGCATCACATTAGAAAACTTAGAAGGTATATTAACCAAATATTTCAATCAAACAATTAAATTAGAACAAGATGCAAATTAAAACAAGTTATACATCTGCTAGAGCAGAATTATTAGGAGCACAGCTTCCTATGCAAACAAAAACTTATAAGCCCATCACGCACAAACAACTGATAGATCTTACACTAAATAGTATTGAAGGTGCAGGATTTATATTAGGACAAGAGACATACACTTCTGCTAGAGATGGTAGAGTTGCTAATGGTCGTTACACTATTAAGAATGTAGCAGATTCTGAA